ACAATGGCACCCTTGCGATGATAGGCACGCCATCTGCGGCCTGCAGAGGTCTATTCTTCGATGCTACGACAGCCAAGGACTCACCATATTCCATTCATAAGTGGACAATCTTAGATAATCCCTACATTCCACATGCACAGTCATGGCTCAATGAACGTATGAGTGAGCGTGGTTGGGATGAATCAACACCAGCGTACCGAAGAGAGTGGCTTGGTGAGTGGGTGGCATCTACAGACTCGCAAGTCTACGCATTCTCCAAAGAGCGCAACATCGCTAAGGCTGTGCCTAAGAAGCTTGATTACATTCTTGGTATTGACTTGGGCTATGATGACGAAACAGCGTTTGTTGTTATCGGTTACAGGCCTGATGACCCTAACGTCTATGTAATAGAGACTTACGCTAAGTCTGAGATGATTATCACTGATATCATTAGAGTCATTGAAGACCTGACAGCTAGATACAAGAGCTTTGTGAGAATCGTAGCTGATACAGGCGGCCTTGGTAAACAAATAGCTGCAGAGCTTAGGAAGCGCTACGGTGTGCCAGTGTTTCCAGCTGAGAAGACGCAGAAAGCTGAGTTTATACAGCTCGCTAACGATGACTTCAGACAGGGCAAGATTCAGGTATTACCTTCAGAGATCAACTTCATAGAAGAAATTACAGCGCTTCAATGGGATGAAGAGAAGCAAGGTAGGTTCATTGAAGACCCGCGCTTTGCAAACCACCGTTGTGACGCGTTCCTTTACGCATGGCGTGAATCAACGCACTATCTAAACAAGTATCCAGACAAAGCACTCGAGCCTAACTCACAAGCATGGCTCAAAGAGCAAGAGCAACGAATGAAAGAAGAAATCGAGCGTCAATTTCAGCTTGAGCAAAAACAAGAGGAGTTTCTGATATGATCGATCCAAAGTTACTTGACGAAGTTTGTGCTGTGATGCGGAAACACGGAGCTGAGGTGGTAAAGCATGGCGAAACCCTCATACAGCTTTCTCAGTTCGTGCCTATGGTGGCACAATCTGAACCGCAGCTACCAAGTACAAACCCTTATGCTACATTATCGGATATTGATTCAGCCTACGGTATTCCGTCATTCGCAAAGGACAATGAGTAATGGATCTTTTACGCGGCAAACAATGGTTCGACTCGGATCTAAGCGAGTCACAAAGGGCTCAGTACCTGTTTGGACTACTGAAGACTTTAGACTCGAATCAGATGGGCATCCAACAGAACAATCTGAGATGCTTGAGGCTGTATAACAACCAAGAGATTACAGGCTTGAGCATAGCTAACTATGTTCTGAGCTCTACGCCTGGGAATATCGGTGTTGCTAGACAGAACAGGCTCACACTCAACGTCATCAAGAGCTGTATTGATACGCTAGTCTCGAAGCTTGCGAAAGACCGTATCGCTCCGACGTTTCTCACATCGAGAGCGCCTTGGGCTAAGCAACGCCAAGCTGAGAAGCTCACAAAGTGGATGAAAGGTGCATTCTACGGGACGAAGGTACATGAGACGATGCCACTTGTTCTTCGTGATGCTGCAATCTTTGGGACAGGCTTTGTCAAAGTCTACTCAGAAGGCGGCAAGATATGCGCTGAGCGAGTGTTTCCTGATGAGATGCTCGTAGACCTTAATGACGCGTACTACGGCTCACCTGAGTGTATGTATCAGCGTAAGTTTGTCTCTAAGTCACAGCTTCTAAAGAAGTTTGCTGATGATCCTGAGAAAGTAGCTATCATCAATCGCTCGAAGACTGTTCAAGGTCACTCTTCGATGAGTCCAGCTGAGTTGATTCAAGTGGTTGAGGGGTGGAGACTTCCAAACGAAGACGGGAAAGAGGGTTTGCACATCATTGCAACAGATGCTGGCAGCCTTGTATCAGAGCCTTATGAGCGTAAGCGCTTCCCGTTCGCCTGCATTCGCTACACAGTGCAGCCTGTGGGCTTTTACGGTAGCTCTCTAACTGAAGATATCTTGGGCCTGCAGATTGAGATCAACAGGCTCGCAATGCACATGCAGCAATCAATGAGACTTCTCTCAAACCCGCGAGTGTTTATTGAGGAAGGCTCTTCGGTAAACACAAACCAGCTCACGAACGAGATTGGTGGCATTGTGAAGTATCGCGGCACCCCACCTGTGATACAGACAGCCCAAACAGTAGCGCCTGAGCTCTTTAACCAGCTCAACACTCTCTACGCTCGAGCTTATGAAGTCACTGGTGTGTCTCAGCTTGCTGCAGCCTCGAGAAACCCTCTAGGTGCAAATGCTTCAGGCAAGGCTCTTCGTGAGATGACTGATATCCAGTCAGACCGCTTTGCTCTGACGAGCTATCAGTATCAACAGGTTCACCTTGACCTTGCAGAGCTCTTTATTGATGAGGCTAAAGCTCTCGCATCTGCAGGAAAGCCTGTGCCATCGAAGTCTTTTGACCGTAAGAACGGCCTTGAGTCGATTGATTGGTCAGAGATTGAACTCAAAGATGATGAGTATGTGATGCAATGCTTCCCAGCATCTGCGTTGCCTGATCAGCCTGGTGCGAGAATCGAGTCTATTCGAGAGCTTATGCAGATGGGCATGATTGAGCCAGACACAGCTCAAGAGCTCTTAGACTTCCCAGACTTGGATAAGTACACAAGCCTTGCAGTAGCGCCTACGCGTATCGTGCAGCGCTTGATTGAGCAGATGCTTGAGACAGGTAAGTACATTCCACCCGAACCCTACTTGCCCATCGACAAGATGCAAAAGATGGCACAACTCTACTACTGCGACGCGCAAGTGCGTGGCATGGAAGAGGAAAAGCTCAATCTACTGAGACAATTCATCGACGCGTGTGGCCTCATGGTCGCACAGATGACACAGCCCCCACCCCCACAAGCACCAGCACAGCAATTGCTAGAATCACAGCTTGCTGCACCAGCTGGAGCGCAGGCAGTACCAGGTGCCGCACTACCACCACCGTTAGGAGTTTGATCGCATGATGACAGGAATCGAAGCAACAGCACCAGTCGAAGCTCAAGAGCCACAAGCAACAGAGGCTAGTCTCGAGGGGCAAGCGCCTGAAGCGCCAGCACCCGAAGAGAAAGATGACTTCAGTGAAAAGTTCATGCGACTAGCTAGACGCGAGCGAGCTTTGCAACAGCAACAGGCCGAGATGAAAGCTAAGATGGCTGAATTTGAAAAGCAGATAGCTGAGGCCAATCATTTCAAAGAGTTACAAACAAACTGGAAAGCGAAACCTTATGAGTTTCTCGATTCAGCTGGTGTTAACTTTTCTGAACTTGCTCAAGCTATGCTCGAGTATGGCAAGCCCGAAGATCCATTGGAGCAAATGAGAAAGAAGATCGAAGCTCTTGAAAAGGCTAAAGAGTCCGAAGCTGAAAGAGCAGATAAGGAACAGGAAGCCCGAGAAGAACAACTTCGTCAAAATGCTCTCAATAGCTTCAAACAGGAACTTGCAAATTTCATCGACAACGGTGAGTATGAATTGATTAAAGCGAATGATGCTTCCGAGCTTGTTTACGAGGTAATGCAGCAGAAATATGTAGCTGACCGAGAGACACATGGGAAAGCTACTGTGATGCCGCTCAAAGATGCCTGCGACGCCGTAGAGCAGCACCTCGAAGCACAGTTAAAGAAGCTGACCGAGCTGAAGAAAGTTAAATCTTTGTTTCAGCCCGAACATTCCGACCCCAAGCAAGAGCTATTCAAGGCACCAGTTATAGAGCCTAGGCAGTCAGGGCCATCAACCACACTGACAAACGCAATGCGAGCGGCTACAGAGCCAGCAACGCCTCAGCACCGTCGGCCAACGGAAGAGGAAAGGCTTAGAGCTTCCGCAGCACTTATTAAATTTACTTAATTATTGGAGTATTTATCATGGCATTAGATCTAGTTTCATTCAGCGCTGCCCTTAAGCAGCATTATCCCGACTACAAGATCGAGAATCTTGTGTACCAAAGCAACCCTTTCATGGCCCTCGTACCGAAGCATGAGCAATTCGGTGGCGAAGTTATGAAAATGCCACTCATATACGGAAACCCTCAGAATCGTTCAGCTTCTTTCTCGGTAGCTAACGGTCAGAGCTCTACTTCAGCGCTCAAGGCTTTCCTCTTGACTCGTAACAGCGACTACTCGATTGCTGAAATCAGCAACGAAGTTATCTTGGCTTCTGAAGGCGACGCTAACGCATTCTTGCGTGCTGCTACAGTTGAAATCGACGGTGCTCTCCACGCTCTTGGTCGTTCTGTTGCTACTAAGCTCTACCGCTCGGGCTCCGGCTCTATCGGCAAGGCTGCGACAGTGACAGGTACAGGCACAATCATCACTCTCGCAGTGACTGATGACGTTGTTAACTTTGAAGTTGGTATGACTCTTCAAGCTTCGGCTACAGACGGTGGCGGTTCGGTTCGCGCTGGTTCTGCAGTTGTTTCGGCTGTTGACCGTATCAATGGCGTTGTCACTTTGGCTGCAGCTGGCATCACAGGCCTTACAGCTAATGACTTCATCTTCGTCGCTGGTGACTACGATGCAGCTCTCAAAGGCTTGGGCGCTTGGCTTCCTTACGAAGACCGCGCAGCTAAACTTTCGAGCTCTTTCTTCAGCGTAACTCGTTCGGCTGATGCTACTCGTTTGGGTGGTTTGGTCTATGACGGTACAGCGCTTCCTATCGAAGAGGCTCTCATTTCTGCAGCTTCATTGGTTGGTCGTGAAGGTGGAAGCCCTGACTATGCTTTCATGAGCTTCTCTGACTGGGCAAACCTTGCTAAAGCGCTCGGCTCTAAAGTTCAGTACGCTGATGTTAAAGCTGGTGCAGACGGTGCGGTTGGCTTCACAGCACTTATGGTTAACGGCCCACGCGGTGTCATCAAGTGCTTGCCTGATGTTAACTGTCCAAAGGGTGATGTGTACTTGCTCCAATTGAACACATGGCAGCTCGCTTCCTTGAAGAAAGCTGTTAACTTGTTCGATACAGACGGACTTCGTATGCTTCGTTCTAGCTCGGCAGACAGCCTGCAAATCCGTTGCTTCAGCTACGCGCAGCTCGGATGCTCGGCACCTGGCTACAACATGCACTTGAAAATTGCCTAACATCACTGGGGCCTAAGGGCCCCTTTTAATGAGGTTTGAAATGGCTAACAGATTGTATCAGCAATTTCAGTACACAGCCGAGCGTTCGCCTGTGCAACTGTTTGCGACCGTTGCCATCGGTACGTCCGGTGCGATGAGTGTAAAGAAAGGATACGGCATCAGCTCTGTTGTGAAAGAAGCAACGGCTGGTCAATACTCAATCGTCTTGGAAGACAAGTTCAACCGAGTTTTGTCTGTAACTGCTCAAGTAGTTCATGACTCCATTTCGGCTGTACAAGCTATCCAAGTTCTCGAGATTCCAGCTAACTTGCAAAGCGCTGTAGCTGCAGGAACGGGCTTCAAGATTCAGTGCATCGACAAAGATGGCGTTGCTGTGAATCCTGAAGAGGATGCTCAATTGTTCGTGCAAGTACACGTTGTTAACAGCTCTGTTGATGCTGGTAAGGGAGTCTAAATCATGATGATTATGGGAGATCCTAAGAAATTGGCTTCTATAATCGTCATGAAAAAATTGGGTGGCGCTGGTGAAGACCGCGCTGCTCAATTGCGTGGCGAGACAGAAAGAAGCTTG